AAACAATTGTACCGCTTGATAAAGGTGATGATTCAGGATAGATTAATCCTTGGGATGGAAGTTCTACAATTTCTGTAGGGATTTTTAATTTGTTTTCGCTCATATCTTTTATTTGTTATAACTTAATGTCTTATATAAATATATACTATTTTTATTCTTTAACGTCCTTCAAAATTTGCTCTCATATAAGGATAATAATTATTACTAGGATTCCAAATTTGAGTATAAGGTTGTGGTGCTGAATTTACTCCTGATGCTAAAGTATTATGTGTAACATTACTAGCTGGATATGTTGTGATATCATCTACAGTAGGAGCAATAAATGTAGTAGGAGCAGCATTAGATGTATCTGTACTTAAACCTGAGCCTGCAAATGATGAAGATTGAATACCTACAAATTCAGGTGAATCAACTTGTTCTAAATATGTTGTTCCGTTTGGTGTGTATACTTCAGTATATTGAGATGGTGCTCCGCCAAATTCTCCTAATTGTACTGATGGGGAATTAGGTATATTACCATAATTTGTAGGTGAGCTTACTTCATTAGGTCTAAAAGTAGTTGAGTCAAAATTACTATCTGAGTTGTCTAATCCGGTGTTATCCAGCGTATTTACTTGATTATTATCCGCAGGTATACTAATTGCATTAATTGTATTTAAATATTGATTATTCGCGTTGTATGGCGTCTCATACTGTGAAGGGGCCCCACCAAATATACCAGATACAGGTTGGGGGTAGTCATTAGGTAAATTTATACTGTTAGGGGTAGGTACATTAGATATAAAACTACTATTTGTATTATCTAAACTTGTTTTGTTTAATGTTGTGGTTTGTGGAGTTTCATTTATATCTACAATTGTACTTAAATAAGTGTTACCAGCATTATAAGGTGAAACATATTGAGATGGAGCCCCACCAAATTCTCCAGAAGCTAATTGTGGATAGTCATTAGGTGAACTTACACTGTTAGGAGCAGGAATATTAGAGATATAAGCTACATTAGTATTATCTAAACTTGTTTTGTTTAAAGTATTAAGTTGAGGACTGTTTTCTGTATCTTCAATAGAAACATTACTTAAATAAGTGTTATTAGGTCCATATGTTTGGATATATTGAGATGATGCCCCGCCAAATTCACCTTTAGATAATGATGAATAATCTGAGGTGGTTGGTGATGTTGGTTTATCTGTATCATGAAATCCTATAGTATTATCTAAACCTGTATTGACTAATGTATTTATTAATATACTCCCATTATCAGGTTGACCTACTACTTCATTTTCATAAGTATTATTAGGAGAATTACCTTGAATAAATCCAGATTGTGGATCATTAATTGGAGTATCTCCAGGAAAACTTCCCGCACTTAATCCTGTTTGGCCTTGTAATAGACGTTGTTTTAAACCCATATTGTTTTATTATAAATATTAGAAAAAAGAAAGCCCGCAAACTGCGAGCTCTTTTATTGTTAAGTAGTGAGTGTTAGAAGTTCAATACGCAGTAATCCATTCCAACAGTCATTGTGATATTCACAGCTGTATCAGCGGTATCCCAGTTATAATCACCAAAGTTGGCTTCTTTAATAAATGCGCCTTTAATAATCCATTCACTAACAACATCTCCTACAGGTCCTAAAACGTCTAATACTAAGTCCTTTTTATAAAAGTCAGAGTAACCATCTCTACCTGTTACAGATTCATGGTGTAAACGAACCCATTCCATTACTGATTGGGCTCCTGATGGAGTGATTGGATCAAATAATGTCATTTGAATGTCACCCCAAGTAGTTTTACCTTTAACTTTTCTGTAAACATTAATATGGTTTAATATTACTTCACCTTGAGTTACAGTAACTGCATTTACGCCTTTTACTATATAACTAGGAACACCATCCATATAAAGGATGAATCGGTTAGCCTGTTTTGGTTCAAAGGCTGTGAAGAATATTTCGTTTGCGTCTAATATTGCCATGTTTTTCTATTTATTATAAATATCTATATAATTAATCTTTATGCTGGGAAGGTAGCTCCTGTTGGTGTAATGTTGAAGTCTAAGTAAATAAATTCAGCAGTTTTAGTTGGTTGAACATAAATTCCACCATTTAATTGGTTTCTATCTATATCAGCTGCTGTGTTGTTACTTTCATCCATTACTACTCTAAAGGCATACAATCCTTGTCTTTGTTGAACACTTTCTAAGTATGGGTTAACTTGTGCTAAGAAGTTATTTCTTGTTGTAGTTGTATTTTGTTCAAATACTAAGTTATTAGCTACTTGAGAAATATAGTTTTTAAGAGCAATTAACAAACGACGAACATTTACACGATCTAAAGCTGATGCTTTAGTTTGTAATGTCTTTTGACCATATACTACAACACCTTGTCCAGGGAAGGTAGCGATTGGATTAACTTTATTTTGATATAAAGTATCTCTATCTGTTTGTGATAATCTTCTTTCAGCTCTTATAACTTGTAATCCACCTCTATTTATACCTGCTGGTGCGAACCATGGCTCAGCTACTCTATCATTATAAGCATATACTCCACCTATTACAGTTGAAGCTGGTACCCAAACATTTCTTCCACTGTCTGGATCTTGTGTTTGAACCCAAGGCCAGTATGAAGCAGCATATGATGTGTTTCTTCCAAGTGCTTGACCAGTAATTAATGATAATGTAGCACCGTAAGTATATAAATCATTTACAAAAATAAAATCCCCACGATCTTCAGCTACACTTATGATATTAGTTATTAATCCAGTTTGTAAATTATTAAATAATCCAGGAGCTAATAATATATTAAATCTATAATCATCTCTATTAGATAATAAGTTAATCATATCTGGGTATCCTTGTCCAGCATTCGCAGCAATTGGAATACCTTGGGCTTTATTTGCATTTGTTATTGTATCATAATATTCAGATGCTGGTTGTAATACTCCAGCTGCACCTCTAAATGAACCACTCTGGTTAATTGGAATAGAAGCAGTATATTGTGCTTTTGGGGCTCCATTATTATCAAAATAAGTTGGAGTAGTTACTACTGATTTAACTCTAACATAATTTGAGGCACCAGCATATGATCCAGTTAATTGAAGATAATATGATGTACCATCTGTAACAAATGTTTGAGCTTGATCACCTATAACTTTAGATATAAAGTTTGGAGAAAATGGATCTAACGATAAACCAGTCCAAGTTTCTAACGGGGTTATATTTAAAGTATTATCGTCTCCTCTACGCACTAATAAACTAAATGTTCCTGAGGAAGTGTTACTGTTAGAAATTTGATATCTAATATTATCAACTGATCCACTAAGTAATGAGCCACTAATATCTAATGAACTTGAACTATTTTGGTCTGCTCCTTTAGCAATAGTTTCTAAAACTAATACTGGGTTTACTGCTCCCGCACTTCCACTTATACATTCACCGGTTTCTCCTGTGTTAGCAGATGTGTAAGATCCACTCACTACACGAGCTACTAATAATGAAGTTCCTCCATTAGCAAAATAGTTATAAGCAGCTATAGATGTAAAATAAGTTAAGATATCGCTATTACTACCACTTGTAAATGTAGTTCCAAATTTTTGTTGGAATTGACTATAAGTAGTGACTAATGTAGGTATACCAACAGGTCCTTTCACAGTTGGACCTATAATAGCTGCCCCAGCTTGAACAGGTTGCGAAGTTACTTGTGAAGTATCATTTTCTCTCGCTAATACACCTGGTGATATTAATGTTTCTGCCATGTTTTTATTATGTGTTTGATTTTATTATAAATATCTTAAAGAATGTCAAAATTATAGAATAGGAGTAAATTCTCCTTTTTCTAAATTAATATTTCCTTCACCATATTTTTCTTGTAATTCTTTTCCTATTTTAACTTCACTTTCAATTTGGTTTACAATTTCATTTTTTAAAAATTGTTTTCTAGTTTCTAGAATAGTAATTTGATATTCAAGATCACCTAAAGCTGTTACTAATGAGGATTGATTTTCTTGTAATGTTTTTAATGATTGAATTTCTTCTTGTGTTAAAACTTTTGTTTCCATAAATTATTTTATTATAAATATATTATTGATTTGTGTAAATGGTTTGTTGTGTCAATGGATTTATTTTTATTTCACTAACTGCTTTTC